TTACAAATCCACGGAGAAATGAATTTATTAAAAACTTGACATTAGACTTAAAAGGTAATACACTAGTACTTTACAATTTTGTAGAGAAACATGGAATTCCATTACATAAGTTAATATCAGATCACGCTCAAGAAGACAGAAAAGTTTTTTTTGTATCTGGTGGAGTTGATACAGAAACCAGAGAGGCAATCCGAGCCACAACAGAAACCGAAGACAATGCAATTATTGTCGCTTCATATGGAACCTTTTCAACGGGCATAAATATAAGGAACTTGCATAATGTTGTATTCACTTCTCCTTCTAAAAGTAGAATAAGAAACTTACAGTCTATTGGTAGAGGATTAAGAAAGGGAAATAACAAAACTTCAGCTGTTTTATATGATATCGCTGATGATATGAGACATAGGAATTATATGAATTTCGCTATCCGACACTTTTATGAACGCATAAATATTTACAATGAAGAAAAGTTTTCTTTTAAAATTAATGAACTCAAACTTTACGGTTAGGAAAATACATGAACGATTTTAAACTTTTAAGACTTACAACAAAAGAAGTTATCATATGTAAAGCCTATGCAAATGAAAAAGATAAAAATAAAGTAGTATTGCACGACCCCTTTGAAATTAAATCGTTTATGAATCCAAGTACTGGAGATTTTAATTCTACGCTAATAGATTGGTTGCAATACAGTTCAGATAGTTTTGTTGAGATTGAAGCATTCAATGTCTTGACGATCAGTACTCCCGCTTCTGATATTATAGATCACTACGAGATGATATTAAAAAGAAGAGCGGCTTTGCTCGAAGATGGTGCAGCAGAAATCAATCAGACAGGTGCTCCAGCTGCAACAGACATAGAAGAAGACGGAGAGTACTCTATCGAAGACATGATGAAGATGTTAGGTAATAATAAAGTATATCATTAAGGGTCCACATACCCATTGTAACAAAAGATTCGCACACTGTCAATAAGAAAAAAATAATTATTTTGTATTGACAGACAAATATTTTTATGATATTATCTATGTAATTGAATTGAGGAACTAATATGGCCAAGAAACCAACAAGAAATCACTATGTAGACAACAAAAAGTTGTTAGTAGAGATGACCAAATATAAAGAGTCAGTAGAGTCTGCGAAAGCATCAGATACAGAACGACCTAGAGTACCTAACTACATAGGGGAGTGTATCATGAAGATTGCACAACATCTCTCATATAAACCCAATTTTATCAACTATACATATAAAGAAGAAATGATATCAGATGGCATCGAAAACTGTCTTCTATATATTGATAATTTTAACCCAGAGAAATCTAAAAATCCATTTGCATACTTTACGCAGATCATCTATTATGCATTCATTCGAAGGATACAGAAAGAGAAGAAGCAGACTTATGTAAAGTATAAAGCATTGGAGAATCAAGAACTAATTGACGAAATCATGCAGGGCCCCAATGGCACTCCTGTAAAGAATAATTTTATGGAATTTTTGCAGAGTAATATGGATGATTTTCTTGCAGATTTTGAAGAGACTCAACGAAAGAAAAAAGAGAAAGCAAAAGAGAAAAGAGACAACAAGGAACCTTCATGAAAATTGCCCTGATAACTGACACTCATTTTGGGGCAAGGGGAGACTCTGCTTTATTTCATGAGTATTTTATGAAATTCTATGATAATATCTTTTTTCCATATCTAGAAGAAAATGAAATAACCACTGTAATTCATCTTGGAGATGTTACTGATCGACGCAAGTTTATCAATTATAACATTTTGGATGGATTGAAGATTGGCTTTATAGAGAAGATGCGTAAGTATGACACTCATTTTATTGTTGGTAATCATGATGTGTATTATAAGAACACAAACCGTATTAACTCTATGGAACAGCTTTTCGGTGATGATTTCAAGGTTTATACAGAAGCCACTACTATTAATACTGGTGGGATTGATGTGTGTCTTGTTCCTTGGATAAATTCTGATAATTTAAACCAAACTACCAAACATCTGAAAAAAACAAAAGCAACTGTTGCTCTAGGACATCTGGAGTTGAATGGATTTGAAATGATGCGTGGTATCAAGTGTGAAGCTGGTATGGATATTAAATTATTTAAGAAGTTTGATTTAACTTGTTCTGGCCATTTTCACACAAAATCAAATCAAGGTAACATTCATTATTTGGGTTCTCCATATGAAATGTATTGGAATGACTGTAATGATGCCAAGGGATTTCATATTTTAGATACAGAAACTTTAGAACTAGATTTTATCAAGAATCCTCATCAATTGTTTCATAAAATCTTTTATGACGAAACTAGAGAATATAAACTTTCCTCATTTGCTAACAAATACATTAAAGTTGTCGTTACAAATAAAACAGATCAGTATAAGTTTGATGTGTTTGTGGATGGTTTATATAAGGCCGGTGTAGCAGATTTGTCCATTGTGGATGAAACTGATTTTGAGTTTGAAGAGCAAAGTGATGTGGATACTACAAAGGATACTATGTCTTTACTTACTAGTTACATCGACAATTATGAAATTGATGTAGATAAAAATAAATTGAAAAGCATTATGCAAGACTTGTATGTCTCTGCTATGCGAGGTGAATAATGATAGAATTTCAGGCAATCAAGTGGAAGAATTTTCTTTCCACTGGTAATTACTTTACAGAAGTGCAGCTTAACAAATCATCATCTACATTGATTGTAGGTGAGAATGGTGCTGGTAAATCTACAATATTAGATGCATTGACATTTGGACTTTTTGGAAAATCTTTTAGAAAGATTAACAAACCTCAGCTAGTCAACTCTATCAACAGTAAAGATACAGTAATTGAAATTACTTTTTCTATTGGTAAAAAGAACTATCTTGTCCGCCGCGGAATCAAACCAAATATTTTTGAAATATGGGTAGATGGTAAGATGTTGGATCAAGACTCTAAGATTAGAGATAGCCAATTATACCTAGAAGAGACTATTCTCAAACTGAATTACAAATCCTTCACTCAGACAGTAATATTAGGTAGTGCTACATTTGTTCCATTCATGCAACTATCTGCAAATGATAGAAGAGATATTATTGAAGATATTTTAGATATTAAAATCTTTTCATCGATGAATGAGATTCTAAAGGCCAAGATGGCAATGATGAAAGAATCAATGTCTGACAATGAAAAGAATAGAGAAGTGCAAGACTATAAAATAGAATTGCAAGAAAGAAGTATTGAAGAGGCAAAATCTACCAAAAACACTGCTATCAATACCTTTAAGAAAAAAATTAAAGAAAAGAAAACAGAACAGTCTGGTTATTTAGATTCTAATAAAAAGTTACAAACTGAATTGGATGAATTGTTAGAGACTATTGTAGATGAAAGCAAACTTGTTGCAAAACGAAAAAAGTTTGAAAAGTTAGAAAACAAATTATCTAATAATATCGATAAAATTGACAATGATATTGATTGGTTCACAAATAACGATGTGTGTCCATCTTGTCAACAGAATATAGGCTCAGATCACAAACACTGCATCGTTGAAGAAAAAGATGTCAAAAAGAATGAAATTCAAGAAGCAGTAAAGCAATTATCTGAAGAGTTAGATGGTGTGAACGAAAGTATTTCTAAAATTGAAGAAACCAAAACTTCTATTTTAAATTTACGAAATGTCATGAATAATAACACAAATAAGTTTGAATTCCTTCAGAAGAGTATTGAAGAGATTGAAACGGAGATGGAAGATGCAGAATCTAACAATAAAAGTGTCTCGAAACTAGAAAAAGAATTGAAGACTGCTCGTAAAGAGATGTCTAGACTAGATGATGAACGAAAAGAGCTCACAGACACCAAAAATTATTATGTGGTTGCCTCTCAGTTTTTGAAGGATACAGGAGTAAAAACTTCTATCATTAAATACTATCTACCGATCATGAATAAACTAATTAACAAGTATCTACAGGAAATGGATTTTTATGTGAACTTCACCATGGATGAGCGTTTTCAAGAGAACATAAAATCTAGAGGGCGCGAAGGATTTACTTACTCATCATTTTCCGAAGGTGAGAAGATGCGAGTCGATCTTGCATTGCTGTTTACATGGAGAGAGATTGCACGAATGAAGAACAGCGTCAACACCAACCTACTGATTCTTGATGAGGTGTTTGATAGTTCTTTGGATGCGACTGGTACAGATGAGTTTTTGAAGTTGTTGAACACACTAGGCGGCAACAATGTCTTTGTGATTTCACATAAGGGGGATATCCTCTTTGACAAGTTCAACGAAACGATAAAATTTGAAAAAGTAAAAAACTTTAGCCAAATTGAAAAAAATTGAAAAAAACTATTGACTAACTATGGTGAAATAGTATATACTGATGTCATAGATTAGGAACAACACCTAATTTAATGTTTCAAACACCATGAATTACAGGAGAACAAACATGGCAAAGATAGTAGAATCAGTTGATGTAGTAGATGTAAACGCATTTTTTGGATTTGAAGAAAAACATTTACTTCAATATCAACGACATTATGAAGATTTTTGGAAAACTCATATGCCAAAAATCTTTGGAAAAAATTTATCCAGATATTTAAATTTTGTAGGATTTGAGCTTATAGAAACTGCGCTCGATTATGCACAAAAAATCGGCCGCGCCTCTTCAAGGAGTAGCGATCTTCGCGCAGTAGGGCGATCTTTAGATGAAAATGGTTGGGAAATGAAACATGTTCCACCTATTGCGTTTAGATTTAAAGATGGAAGAATTCTAGTAATTACTGGAAATTCTCGTGGAGAAAATTTAAACGACAGGGGCGTTGATAAAATGCCTGTGGCAATGTTTGAATCTTCTGAACTAGATAATTCGTTTCACTTGAAAGAGGCGCTAATTTACATGGCGCAACAAACTCAAGAAAAAAATGGAAACTTTGTTCCGGCGACTTCTCATGATATTCAAAAAGCACTTCGAGATCTAATTACTCTTTTTTCAGAATCTTCTGGTGACGCTGGTGTAGACCCACATAATATTGTGGCATATGAAGCAGCCGTTAAATCGTTGTGGGATGGTGCAACAGAACAACAAGTTGCTAGAGCTGTTCAAAAAGTTTGGAATGATCACAATCCACATAATGTAATAATCTCATATAAAAGAGAAGAGGGTTTAGCAAAACTTGAAGAATTTAATTTCAATACTGATCCTTGTGATATTTCTGGAGTCATTTATATTATGTTTGGTTGGGAAACTTCTCAGCGGGGATTTACATCTGCATACGAATTAGC